GTCTAGCCCCCCCGGAGGTATGCGGGCCACCCCCCCCCCTGCCCCCCCCCGCGGGGGGAGGGGGAATATTCGGGCGCGGAGGTTTTTACGGCGTTTGCTAAATGCCCTCGCGGGCGTTTCGGTGGTTAAGGCGGGCAAGCGGTTGGCTTATCGCTTGCAGGGGCGGAAATCGCGTTTTAGACGGGTTATGGTTGTCGCGCGGCGAAAGCGTCCTCGATAATCTCAAGGATGGCGGCGACGTCGTCGTCAGAGACGCCGAGGTAGGGGCGCGCGGGGATAGTGGCCTTGTGCTCCCGCCCTGCCTGCCCGCCGAATTGATGGATGGCGGAATAGACGCGGTTGCTGCCGATGGCGACGGAGACGTCGGTCGCCTGATAGCGCAGGGTGTCGCGCAGATAGCCGCGCAGCTTGAGGATGCGGTCGTGCCCGTGAAAGGCGCGTTTCCACTCGGCGTATTTGGCGTTCAGCGGCTCCCACGGGCGGCCGTCCGGGTCGGTCTGGCTGTCAAAACGTGCATCGGTGGAGAGCAGCAGCTCCTCGCCGATGGCGTTGAAGACGGCCTTGTTCAAAAAACCGGCAGCGGCGAGGCGTTCGAGGTAGGCGATAACGCGCGGGTCATCAAAGGTTAGGGCTGGCATGGTTGTTTTGCGCTATACTTGGCTGACAGCTGCGGGGGTTTCCTACTGGAAAGGTTGGTGATCGCCACCATGATCCTGTTCGAATCAGGCAAACCGCAGCCCCGGCACTCTCCCGACGTGGGAGGGTGCTTTTTTTGTTCACAATTTCCCTTTTATCAGGGTGTAATGCGCCAGTCCCTGCTGGGCTTTGGCGTCCCAAACAAACGTACCGCCGCTGCGCAGGATGTTCAGCAATACGTTTTGTTTTGCCCCCGTCTCCGCATCTTTCACGCGCGACTCATAGCCTAATTTCAGCACCACCTTGCCCTTGTTGCCGCCGAGGTCAAATACATAGAGCAGCGCGGGCTCGCTTTGCGTGGTATCCAGCAGCACCGCCTGCGGGGCTTGCAGATGGTCAGCGATGTGGTGCAAAAAATTGATGGGCAGATGCATCCCCGCTTTGCTGGTGCGCAGGATATGGAGAATGTCCTTGTCGCGCAGGGTGATGACGGCGGTTGCAGGCATAAGTTTGCGGGCGGCGAGGTCAGCAAGGATATCCGGTGCAATGACGCCGATGGATTTGCTTACGCCACGCGCCACCATCTCGCTGGCAACGGTATCGACCATCTTCGTGACTTCTTGCGTGAGCAGCGCCCGCGCCCGCGGGTTATCCAGCACCTGCTGCATGGCATGGGTCGCCAGTTTCGGCGGCACGGCGCTCGCCTTGTCAAACAACCGCTGCAAGCCGTCGCGCCCGGCGTTTTTGCCGGGGATGCGGTCAAAGCCGGGGTCAATGCCCCTGGGTACGTCCACCACGCGCGGGTTGTTGCTGTTTTTGCCGATGAGCTGCTGTTGCCACTCGATGGCGGGCGCTTCGCCCACTTTCAGCCCGCGCTGCGCCAAACTGCGCTTGCTGTGGGCAAAGACGGTGCATTTGCAGCCGTAGGCGTTCACCGGGTAATGCGTCTGCCACCACGGGTCATCGCAATGCAGTACCAGACCGTTCCAGGCTTCATGCTCCGGGCGCGGGTGCTTCTGCCCGTCGCGGTGGCGGTATTCCCAGTACGGGCGCAGCGCTTTCATTTCCTGCTGTTGTTCGTAGCGCCCGGCCTGATAGCTGGCGTGCAGGTTGGTGTCGTAGATGATGCGGCTGCGCCAGTCGCGCCCGCCGTGGTACTGCCAGCCGTATTTGGCAACGATGTCGTCAAAGTCGCGGCGAAATTCCTCCAGCGTGGTGCCGTCGGCAATCGCCTTGTCCACCGCTTTGCGAAAATCCGCCACCATGTCGAGGCGGTTGGCACCTGCCACCACAAAGGCGTGGTCATGCTCGGCGCCGTAGATGTCGGCGTAGCTCTCCGTCGGCAGGTCGAGTTTTTGGCGGTAGTAGTTAATCTGCTCGGTAAAGGGGAGCTGCGTGTGCGCGAGACTCATGCGGTCTCCGTTTTGGCGTCATGACGTCCGGCCAGATGGGCGGCGGTGGTGGCGCGGGCAAAGATGTCGGCATAGACGTCGAGCGGCAATTCGCCCGCCAATGCGTCGAGGCGCTCGCGGAATTGCAACAGGGTCGCAGATTGCGCCAGCTCCCCGCTGATTTGCGCGAGCCATGCTTCGCCATGCGGTACCAGCTCGCGCGCGAGGCGGCTGCCCATATCGTCCGGGGTGGTCGGGGTGTCGCCTTCGGCAAAGTCGTGGGCATCGGCGGGTGCGGGCAAGGCGCTCGCCGCGGGCATCGCCTCCCACTGGCCGCCAAAATCCTGCTCCAGTTGTGCCTGCGTCGGCCGGTAGCCAAGCGGTGCCAGTTTGGCGTAGGTGTCGGCCAGTTTTTGTAGGTCTTTCGCTTCTTCGGTGCGCAGCCACAGCTTCGGCGGCCGCGCGCCCGGAAAATTCCACTCGGTCAGCCATACTGCAATCGTGGCGTTAAATGAGGCGCAGAGCAGGTCGGCATCGGCTTTGACGATGTCGTCTTTGACCTCGTCCTGCACCTCCGCCTTGTATTGCCCACCGACTGCCTGCGAGGTCATTACCTGCCCCAGTATCACCAGCGCAATCGCCTCGTCCATGTACTCGCACAGCTTGGCGTAGTCAGCCGTTCCCGCCTCACCCTTGAGCAGCTCAATGGTCGAACCAATGGGGGTGACGGTTGCGGCGGCGTTTTTGATGGCGGTCAGCGCGGCGAGCAGCTGCTGTTTGTCCGCGTCGGCGGTGGGTGAGCGCGGGTCGTACTGGCCATGCGGCACGGATGTCGCCGCCTTTTCGTTGCCGACCAGCCAGAATTTGACGTTGGATTTTTTGAACAGCACCGGCCAGTAGAGGAAATGCGCCAGTCCCAAGCCGTAGGGGTTGTCGGTGGTGTCGCCGCCCGCAGAAAACGTCCAGAATTTGCGTGGCGGCATCGCCTCGTCCGCGCCGTTGCCGGTGTAGATGAGCTGCCGCTGGATGTCGTACTTGAATTTGGCTCTGTCGCGCACCAGGACGTTATCCAGCACCACACGACCGTCCTCAATGCCCCACATTACCTCGCCGACCGCCATGCCATAAAACACGCCCCAGTGCATCGCTTTCAGCACCGCGTCAAAGTTGAGCCGCTGCAATTGCGCCGCGACAAATTCCGCCGCCTCGACGTCGGCGGCGTTGTCCGGGTCGTGCGGCAAGACCTGCCGCTCCAGTTTGGTCAGCGCCGTTTGCCGCTGTGCCCAGGCACCGGTGACGGTGGTGTCGGTCAAGAGGTCGCGGTAGCCGTTCGGGTCGCCGCCGAGGCGTTGGGTGAGCAGGGTGTCGAGCCGTTCGATTTCGGTGAGGTTGCGTTCGACGGCGACTTCTTTTGAGGCGGCGGTGGGGCGGGCGAGGTTTTTGGTGTTGGGGGTGGTCATGGTTAGTAATCCAGATAGGCAGGCTTGGTGTAGCCGTCCTCAATGGCGACGGCGACGGGCAGGGCGGTATTGCTGCGGCTGGCGGCATAGGCGAGGCAGAGGGCAATGGCGGCATCGCCGTGGCGTTCGCCCGCTTTGCCGCTGCGGCGGCCGAGTTTGATGACACCGTCGATGCGCTCCAACGCGCGCAGGTCGTCGATGATGTCGGCGTCTTTGGGGATGCGCAGTGCATCATCTTCGAGCGCGGCCACCAGCGGCGGCATATGCTCCGCGTACCAGGCGTTGGAGAGTTTGATTTGTGCGACGCGGTTGCCGTAGCGGTCATGCGCCGCTTCGGCGAGATACTCGCCGTTGCCGCTTGCGTCAAACCACGCGGCGGAGAGGCGCGGCAGGCGGTCGAGCAGGTAATAAACGATTTGCCGCTGTTGCGCGTGCGGGATGTTGCGCAGCTCGACCGCAAATGGCACATGGCGGCGGGTATCGGCCGCGATTTGCAGCGGCACCAGCACCGAGAGGTCGCCGTGGCGCGCGAAGTCCATGCCAAAGACGTGTTCGCGCGAGCCGTCGAGTGTGGCCAGCAGCGGGCGCAATTCGCGCTCGCACCAGTCGGCGATGTCGGCGGTGCGCATTTCCGTCGGGTATTCTGCCCAGCCGTCGGGCTGGGCAAGGCGCAGGATGGGGACGGGGTCGGCACGCAGCTCCAGCAGGCTGCGCGAGAGTACCGCGCCGCCGCTGTTAGAAGGGATAACGCGCAGCTCTTCGTCGGCGTCCGCGCCGTATTGTTCGTAGATGCCTGCCACCCATGATGCCTCGCCCGCCGCCGTCCACTCGATGCCGCGCACTTGGCAAATGCGCCGGTAGAGGCCTTGCGCAACCGCCTCGTCGAAGGTGGTGCGGTGCAGGGCGTAGGGTTTGCGCCCGCCACGGATGTCCTGGCAGAGCTGGTTGAAGGGGTTATCGACGCCGTCGTGCGTGCTGATGATGGCGACCTTGCCGCCCCACATGAGCAGCGCCATCGCCGCCTTGAGCAGCTCGTCGAGCTGCTCGTGGAAGGCGGCTTCGTCGATGATGACGTAGCCCTGTTTGCCGCGCAGGTTGGAGGGGCGCGACGATAAGGCGGTGATGCGGTAGCCCGACGCGCAGCGGATGACAAAGGTCAGGATGTCCTTGTCGCCGTCGTTGAGTATCTCCTCGCTTACCGCCTCGGCGACCAACTGGTAATGGCCAATCCAGTCGGCGCTGTCGCGGATAAATTCTTCGGCCATGTCCTTGTTGTAGCCGATGTACCAGACGTCCATGCCGGAGGCGGCCGCCGCCACCAAGGCAGCCTCGGCGGCGGTGGACCAGCTGATGCCGATGCGGCGCGATTTTTCATAGACGCGCACCGGGGTTGGGTCGTTAATCCATTGCATTTGGTAGGGCAGGAGGACGCCAGCCATCTCAGCCCCCCAAAATGCGCTGTTTGATGAGTTCGACCGCCTCATCGGATAGCCCCTGCGATTTGGCGGTGGCTTCGACGTCGGCGGCGGCACGCGCCAAGGCGGCCTGCTCGATTTCGCGCTGGCGTTTGTCGTTGATGGTGGATGCGCGCTCCAGCTTTTCTATCGCCTGCGCCAAGTCTTTCAAAAGACCAGGGTGCGCCGGTTCTTCGTCTTCCGATAATTGCAACGCGGTTTCAAAGGCGAGGTTACGCACCAGCTCGTTCAAAAGCGCCCCGACCTTGCCCTGTGGCTGGTTGCCAAAGCGGGCAATCCACATGTCGGCAATCTCGCGCGATTGCTGGATTTTCGCGCCAACCTCGCTCATTTTCAGCGCATAGCGGTTGACCGCGCTCTTGCTGCGCGGCTTTTCGCCCAGCTCGGCGAGAACAGCGTTTAAGCGCTCGGTCGCCTCCAGCTGGGTGATGGCCGGGTCGCGCAGCCAGCCCTGCAACTGTTCCAAGAGCGCAGGCGGCAACGTCTTGATGCTGTTTGCCGCCATCAGCGACGCGCCTCAATGTCGCGCAGTTCGGACGGGCGCAGGTCACGGATACCATGCGCCCGCGCTTTGCCACGCGCGATTTCAAGGCCGCGGTCGGTCAATGTCACCATCGTCAGGTTCGGCGACGGATGGCTGCGGCTGATATAGCCCTGCTCCTCCAGCCAGGCGATTTCGGTTTGCAGCTGGTCGTAGGTGATGTTCTGCCCGGTTTGTTCCAGGCAGAGGTCGAGCATATCGAGCGACAGGCGATAGTCGCTGTCGTATTCAAGCAGGCTCAATATGGCGCGGCGGCGGTAAGCGCGCACGGCGTCTTGCATCATGATTTGTCTCCTTTCAAGAGCACTTCGAGGATGAGTTTGCTGGTGTCATTGACACCATCGAGCGCCCCCTCCATCTTGTGCAGGGTCTCCGCCTGCCGGTCGAGGCGCTTGTGGATGTTGCCGATGGCTTCCCGGTTCGGCAGGTGCTCGAGGCGCGTTTCCAGTTCGGTCAGGCGGTTTTTGACCTGGCCGAGTTCTTCGGTCGCCTTGTCTTCCAGCGCGGCAATGCGGCTGGCATTCGCCTTGTGTTTCGAGAGTATCCAGACGTAGATGGTGATGCCGACGGTAAATGTGGTCTGGATAATGTCAAAAATAAACTTCCATAACGGGATGTTAGGGCTTCCCACGGTGTCTCCTTTCGTAGATTTCCTGGCATTCGCGGCAGCGGATGGCGGCGGGGTTGGCGGCGCGACGTGCGGCGGGTATGGGCTCGCCGCAATCCGCGCACTCCGCCTGTCCGGCCTGCTGTTGCGCCGCCTGAATGCGGGCAAGCGCGTTGGCAGTGGTCGCCTCGATTAGCGCTGCGGCGCGGTCGGCCTCGTCCATTGCTCGCTCCATTGGCGGATGACCGTAAGACGCGCGTTGCAGGTGGTGAGCGCCTGATGCTGCTCGATGAGGTAGCGGGCGACATCGCGCTGCGTCGCGCGCTGCGGGTCGGGTTTTTCGGGGGTGTCAACCGGCGCGGTGAGGCCGGTCGGCACGGCGATGGGGTGGTAGCGCGGGATGTCGCGCGCGCAGGCGGTGAGACTGATGGCAAGCAGCAGGGCAATGGCTCTCATGGCAAATCCTCCAGCGCTTGCCGCAATACCGGCGCCACCGGGGCATCGTCATGCGCCGGGGCTTGTTGCACGCGGTGGATGGCGGGGCGGTATTGCGTCGCTATTTGCGACGTGGTTGCGATTAACGCCTGATAAGCCGCATCGGCGGCGGCGTACTCATCGGCAAGCGCCTTGTTGGCGGCGGTGAGTGCTGCCACCGTCGCCTGCTCGCTCGCAAGCTGTCCGCGTAGGCGGTGGATATAACCGCCGAGGGTGGCGATGATGCCCGTGGCAATCAGGACGGCGGTCAGCGTGCGCATACCATCCCCCCGCCCCAATCGCGATAGAGCGCCTGATGCTGGTAGATGATGGCGCGCGGGTAGCCGCGGTTCTCGGCAATCGCCCATTTGGCACGGCGGCTGTAGCGCTCGACATTGCCCCACCAGCGCAGCGGGTCGGCGCCGCGCTGGGCGGCAAGGCGCTGGTCACGTTGCAACCAGCCGAGGCCGCCGTTATACGCCGAGAGCGTCATCGCCCAGCGCTCGCAGTCATTGGCTGCACGGATGCGCTGATAGAGGTGGTGGTCGTAGGTAACGAGCGCACGGATCGCCCAGCGCGGATCAAAGGCATTGCCGACGGCAAGCGCCTGCGGATAGGCCGCTTTAATCCACGCCTCGGTGTCCGGGGTAAATTGGGCGAGGCCGGATGCGTACTTGGAGCGGGCGTGCGCGCGCCACAGGCTCTCCTGATGGATTTGCCCGGCCATCACCGGCACAGGCGCGTCAATGCCCCACACGGCGCGCGCTTCGCGGACGAGGTCGCGCTGCCAGACGCGGGAGCGGGGCTGCCAGTCATCGCCGGCCGGGGGCCCCCCGCCCCCCCGGCGCC